ACTAGGAGGCTATTATGGCAGGATTTTCTTACAGGAAATCCCTCATTACTAAAGACGAGCCTACTTTACTGTATTTCATCATTGATAATTCAGACACAATTACAATAGGTGACGCAATAATGATAAACACCGATGGTCACGCAGTTGTCGCAACTGCTGGTGAAGAAGTCGCTGGTATTGCTGCACAAGTTGTTGATAAGAATGGAATAGCAATAGATCCAGATTCAGGTACAACCGATACATGGACAGTTGCATCAGATAATGAAACCTCAGCTATGAAGAAGGTTGGTATAATAATGTCCCCATTTGCGTTGTTCTCAAACGACTCATCGGGTACTCTTGCAACCACAAATCTTATGCAATTCTTCGACCTTACGGATGAAGATACAATAAATGCTTCGTCTGCTAATGACGATAAAGGCCAATTCCAGTTAGTTGGGTTAGATCCAGATAATGATGCAGATGCTTCTAAAGGACTCTTTAGAATCGCTGAATCACAACTAGATCCTTACGCCCAACAAGCGTAGTAGAGTATAGGGAGAAATTATGGCAGCTATTAGAGGAAACTTTAAAGACGAGCTAGATCCCGCTATACGTCAAATCTTTCTTGATAGGTACACAGAAGAGCCTCAGGTAATGCCTGAAGTCTTCAACGTTGTATCTTCAACAAAAGATTCTGAGACTGACTCTGCTACAACTGGTTTCGGTATGTTAATTGAGACATCTGAATTGGGTGCTCTCGATTACGAAGACCCTGTAAAAATGTACAGGACAGTTTACAGTCACAAGAAGTATACGAAGGGATTCAAAGTCTCGAAAGAATTGATGGAAGACGATCAGCACAATGTTATAGCAAGACTTCCTAAACTATTAGCTAAGGCTACAGTTAGAACAACCGAGTATCATGCAGCTTCAGTATTGAACAATGCGTTTAGTACAAGCTACACGTCATACGGAGATGGAAAACCTCTCTGCTCAACATCACACAGTAGAGCAGATGGTGGAACCGCACAATCTAACGCATCCTCAACAGGTATAACTCTCACAGAGACAAACCTTGAAACAGGAAGATTAGCATTAGAAAAAGTCTTGGATGACAAAGGACAGATCGTAACTTTCCAAGCCGATAAGCTTATCATCCCAGTAGATCTAAGAAAGACAGCTCAAATCTTGACTCAATCGACATTGAGACCAGGTACAGCTAACAATGATGTAAACATTTTCGAGGGAGTATTTAAAGTAGTTCCTTGGAGATACCTAACATCAACGACAGCTTGGTTCCTGCAAGATTCTAGCGATCATTTGTTAAACTTTTTCTGGAGAGTCAAACCAGAATTCAAGAGTGATTACAATTTTGACGCTGACGCAGCTCTATACAAAGTGAGAATAAGATTCTCAACTGGTTGGAGTGATTGGAGAGGTTTCTGGGGATCTAAAGGTGATGGTGTCGCTTATTCGTCTTAAGTATAAATTTTAGTCGGGGGGCTCTCATCTGAGGGCCCTTCGTTGAAGGAGTAAAACATGGCAACAAAGTTCGACTACCTTAACGCGATAGGTGCGTCGGCCAAAATAGGTACACAACTACCTACTGCTCCATATATTTACTATGGAGTCTCATCTAATGATGTAGATTCAGTAACATGGGGAGGTGGGGAATTGTACTATCTTACAACAGAGAGCAGGTTGTATATTCAAACTGCTACGTCTGGGACCACGCCAACGTGGAAAAGGATGAGCGATACATTTGCAACTACTACTACTTCTACCACTACGAGTAGTTCTACCAGTACTTCAACAAGTACTTCCAGTACAACTACAAGCGGTGCATAAGGAGGGATATTATGGCTATATTATCGGAATCTTCAAGAATAAGAAGCGGTAACACAGAGGTTTCTATATACAAATTACTAGATGATGCAGCAACTATACAAACATCTTCAACAGCAGTAGATGTATTAGATGCCTCATCCCTTACCTTATTGGTTGAATCAAGTTCAGGAACATCGTCTGGGGTTGTAACATTAGAGGGAGCAAGGATATCGGATTATTCTGGTACTTGGGCTTCTCTAGCTACAGCTACCA